ATTATTATTCTGGATGATAAACTTCATATCAAACCCATTGAGGTATTTGGATATGTGCATCTATGTGAATGTTATGTACTTATCACTATACATGTTTATACTGTTGATAACATAAACACTACTAACTATTGAGATGTAGCAGATTTTTTTGTAGGTATATAATATACATATAAACATGTCATTTATTGCGGATATGGACAGTGTGTTTCTGAACGAAAAAACTTCATCATTACCGCATTCTCAGCAGAACAGTATCGAACTCAAAAAGGTAGATGATTCAGTAGAAACGTCGTCGGATAAACATAATCTGACAATGATCTTAGGTATTTTTCTTCTTATACTCGCAGTATCAGGTAACTTTGTAGCAGAAGCGATGGGTTGTCAAATGCAAAAGGTTCTGTCTGAAAATATGTATGCCAAGCACGCAGTGATTCTCATGATAATATACTTCTCCCTGGGGTATGCATCGGATACAGGGAGTGTCCCCCCAACCGACACGATAAAAAACGCCTTCTATATATGGTTATTCTTCCTCATGTTTAATAAGATGGATATCTACTTTTCCGCCATAGTAGGAACTCTACTGTTTTCAATACTGATATGTAAGGATTATATAGACTACTATACAAAACAAGAACCCAAAAAGAAGAAGGATATCATTGATAAACTTCTGCGCGCGGTAACGACAATGTTCCATATGGCATCAATCATCACCATCGTGGGATTCGCATTGTATTTCAAGCGACAACATGCCGAACACTATGGCTCATTTTCCTACATTACGTTCTTGCTCGGATCGTCCAAATGCGCAAGTATGTAACCACACTACCTTATCTAAACTACACAACATGTTCATACGATACATGTGGTGTACAATACCACTCTTTTTACATGTTGTCTACAACTATGTTCAAATATCCAAGCTCACTGTATTCTTCTCTGACGTCTTTCTGCGTCGTGATCTCTTGGGTTCAGTTCCACCTGACGCCTGCATATCCCTGAGATCTGAAATACTGATGGTACTACTCTCGTTTACATTAACCGATTGGGCAGAATAATCCATACCTTGTGTCTGGTTCACTGGAATCGCTGCAGCAGAACGCTCGGGGGCCACCATACTGATCTTCTTGGTTTTTAGTCCTGACAACAGCTGGTCAATGTCGCTTGGACCCTTCATCTCTGGACGACCCGACTGCTGAGGAGGAGGAACTGAATGATCTCTAAAATCTGATGACGGAGGTGGGCGCATACTGCTGCGCTCGGGCGCAGTCGCGCTAGAGAAGTTCTCGGTGATATTGATACCATCCGATACTCCTCCTCTTCTATCACCCTGACCCATCATGGAATCCAAGTCGGGTCGCGACGAGAAGCTACTGTTATTACCTGGTCGTGACATGGGTGGTGGCACCGAGTTGGCTCCTTGGGTCGCCATTGGTGGAGGCGGAGCCGAACCTTGACCTTGACTTTGCGGCTGACCAGTCATGCTGTTCACGAATCCAGAGAACCCAGGGTTACTACTACCCATGGAATCCATGGCTGCCTTCTGGAATTGTTGAGCCAAATCGGGGTTCTGGCGCAACACGTCGTCCATACCAGGCATGGCGGACTTGAACATGGAGTTCGTCATATGTAACATCATTGCGCTTCCACCCAGCTGGAAAAGGAGACGGAGTTCAGGAGCCATCGTAGCCTTGCTCTTGTACTTATCGTACAATTCAGCGAATACCTCATCGTAGTCGTCCACGTTCTCTGCTACCTGTTCGCTCCATCCGTCCAGCTTAATATCAAATGGATCGAAGCGGTTGTTCAGGAATTCAATACCGTTAATACAAGTCATCAACATATTCCCCTGAAACTTGATGGAGTTCTGCTTCGCCTTCTCGTCCAGAATCGTCTCGTATTCTCCACGCATCTCCAGAATTGGAGATTCCATGGTGTATTTCTTTGATAATTGTACTCCCTTTTGCTCCAACGATTCCAACTTCCTCAACAACTGGAACTTCTCACGCAATACTTCTTCTCTTGTTTGTGTGGGTTGGGCCTGCATAGGTTTGTCTGGTGTCACTGGGATTTCATTGAACTTATTGAATCCGTCCCATGTAGGTGTGGCAGGTCTCCCATCATCTTTATTATCTCCAAAACTGACAGACGGTCTATGATCAGTCTCGATATTGATCGACTCGGGAAGGTTTTCTGAGAATAGGTTACTCTTCATATTCGAGCCATCACCACCTCCACCTCCACCCATATCCGACATCTCATTAAGCTCTGATTCTAATTTCTCTAAGTCACCCAGCTCGATATTATCATCATTTGTCGTACCATTTGCACTTCCACCTTTTTTCTCGTTCATAAGAAGCTCAATACCACCGCCAAAGTTGGAAGACGATGATGATGACGAGTTCGGGATGTCAAATGACGATATGTCAATAATCTCAGGTTCCATTAGTAGATACACACAGTAATACTTCTATATCTTTACGCGTTACTTGTCTACGATACAATGTATGGTGACATAATGTAACGTTCTACATCTTGGCACGAATATACCACATTCCTTGCAAGAAACAATCAGCCAGATCGTCGTTCTTCTTGTGCTTGTTAAAGAAGTCAACCCATGATGTAAAATCCTCTTTAATGATCCCTAAACACTTCGCGATACCCATCTTCTTTCTCTCACTGTATGAGTTTTCAATTAAAATGTCATCCTTCAACTTGTTCATGGATGACACAAAATCAATATCCAATGACCCATTCTTCATCAAGAAGTACTGTGATAGCATGCCCTGGATCGTCTTCATGCGGTTCGCGATGGGGCTTATCTGGTTCTCAATCAAAACAAGACTGATGTCGTCAAACGAATTGTCAAACAGAATGTCCAATTTGTAGTGAATATTACGTCCGATGGTCACGATATCCAGATTGTTCGCGTTCACCTTATCCACAACCTCAAAACACTTCTCTGTACCGTGTTTGACGATCACTGCGATCAGATCCGCCTTCTTAATAGGATTGGTGTACAGAACACAATGTTTCTCAGCGATCTCATGTAGACGTGGTACCTTCTGCTTCTTCAGGTAGACTGCTTCTAATTCGCGTGAGGGACGGAGGTACGGCTCCTTGTTGGAGTGGCACAAACAGAAACATATTCCATGTTTCGTAAACCTCGCTTCGCGTCCACATGGCGACCCATCCTTCTCTCTACCTGAACACTTTGATACCTCTTTCTGTGCTAGGTTGATCACATCCCATATATCAATCTCGTTACGCTCTATGGTTGGCTTGTTGCTCGCGACTGTTGTACCATCACCACATGTAGATGAGTTTGGTTCAAGCTGTAGAGAGAAAACACAAATGGCTAGATTCTTTATACCTACATCGATGCTCACGATGCGCATTGGGTCTATAGTAGGTGGATATAGTTGCATTGAAATGTAAATATATTCTTATGTGATTTTCCGTTTCAGGATTTTTAGCGAACATAGTAATTACCGACTCGTGGTAGAATATAATCCAGGCGCAGCCGCTTTGGCCTGGAGTTGGTCACGGTTTAAATATGCCGTCTTCAGATCGCTGGAGAACACACCAGGGCGGACCTGTTGCCTGTCATCGACGTTGCGATACACGTATGGCGTACCTGCTACAGTGGATTGACTAGAAGTAGATGCTTTTTCAGGGTTCTCCATCAATGCGTTTCGAGCATTGATATCCATGAGATGCGTGGCGTTGCTTGTGAGATACTTGCGGTACTCCCAGTTGCTTGTGATATTGGCGGCCTTCTTAATATTGTTGTCAACCGCTGCCTCCATGTACCAACTGCTCTGTTCTCGCGAATCCGACATGAGTGCTGGCATATTGGCATGGTAGTTGTTATTCCCACTGTAAATGTTATTTGATTGGACCGATTGCATGGATATCCTTTACTTTACACTTTACTCTATGGCTACATAATAGTACACCGACCATACGGCATGTATTATTGTGTTATTATGACTATTTTGTTCTCTCTACTACTTAGTTCTGACTACCCTTTATGAGCTAGATAGTAGCTCCACAAGCTCACTCTTCTTCTTCTTGTCACCCTTGTCCATCACCCCACGATCTACAGCGATACGCTTCAGCTCGTTCGTGTTGAGTTTCTTGTAATCAACTGAATGATCTCCTAGGTCGACAAGTATTTTATGGGTATCCTCTCCACCCGCATCCACTAACTCCTCTACAATTGGAGCATCTCCGTCATTGCAGATGGAGATATTGTCCAGAGTGATAACCCGTTTTTCCACAGATGTTTCATCAATGTCATTGATACTACTGATATTCTCGTTACCCAGGTCTTCTTCTGATATGTTAATGTCAAGAAGTTCAATCTTACCCGATACATCACAATCTTCCTCCTCATCTTCTTCATCGTCGTCACCACTGTCACCACTGTCATCACTATCCTCGCCACTACTCTCTAGTAGTTCGGTCTCATGGATGATAGATGAATTAAATGGTGATACCATGTTCATGATGATGGCGTCTAAAGTTCTTGATTCTGCGATCCGATGTACATCGCCTATTTCACATAACTCTATATTGTCATCTGAACCCGAATCTGAATCTGAATCTGAATCTGAATCTGAATCTGATCCATCAGG